TTACAATTTATAAAAAATCTCGACAATGCCTTTTGGCTTGATATAGATGATTCTGTCAACTATGCTGCGAAGAGTGATGTTCTTCAGGGTCTCACTTGTTTCATCACTTTCAAGTGTTTCGAGTCCGGCAATTATCCTTCCGGATATTACCTCTTTTATCTGAGCTTCTTCCATAGGAGCAGGTGGAGCGGCTGATGTAAGTTCGTCTATTCGTTCCTGTATAGCTCGCTTGTTTTCTTTGTACTCCTCAAGAGTATCTATGCCTGACATATACGCCTCACGGATACGTGAGAGCTTTTTCTTTTCGCGCTCGATAAGAGCTGAGAGGTCAGGTGATGTGGAGGCTCTTTTCTGTTCTGCTACATCTATAGTAAAGCTCTGCTGCTCGAAATCTGATTTGAGGTGTTCGATAACGGCAGCGTTCAGCTTCTTGAGCGTGACGGAATGAGAGACCTTGCAGACTCCTCGGGCGTAGTTATGGCATTGCAGTGATGTTTTCCCTGCCGACATCGTCAGTGTGGCTCCGCAGGTGTCGCAGCGGACGATGCCCTTGAGCATGAATTCAACCGGAGCCTGACGAGAATACCGAGTGTACGTCCTCTTAGCTTCTGAGCGCTTGTTCTGGACTGCCTCGAAGGTCTCAGGTGTTATTATAGCTTCGTGCTTTCCGTCGACTATAAGCGTATCCTCTGACTCGTGGAAGCGGTCGAGAGCGTTCCTGCCGTTCTTGCTTCGGCGGAGCTTGCCGGTGTAGGTCACGTTCGTGAGAATGTATTCAACTGTCCTGTTTTCAAAGAGGTTGCCCTTTGTGGAGCGTATACCCATATCGTTCAGCTTCATCGCTATTTCACGGGCTCCCATGCCTGTGAGGTAGTCGCTGTATATCATCTTTACTATCGGAGCATTGACCTCATCAGGAGCAAAAATGCCGTCCTTCATCTTGTAGCCGAACGGCGGCTGCGAGACCACTCCTCCGCGGGAGAACTTCTCGTTCATACCGCGCTTGACCTCTTCCGCGAGGTTGAGACTGTAGTATTCGTCCATAGCCTCAATGAGCGCCTCTATTAATATAGAAGTGTTGTCCTCACCGAGCTGCTCTGATATTGAGATAACATCTATCCCACATTGCTTTCTCAGCATGGACTTGTAGACGATACTGTCCTGACGGTTGCGGGCAAATCGGCTGAACTTCCACAGCAGTATCACATCGAACGGCTTAGGCTTGAGCTTTGCCGTGCCTATCATGCGCTGGAATGACGGTCGCTTGTCTGCTTTGCGGCCCGAGATACCTTCGTCCACGAAAATGAACTCCTCCGGCAGTATCATGCCGTGCTCCTTTGCGTATTTGCGTATAGCTTTGAGCTGTGAGTCAGGGCTGTACTCGATCTGGTCGTCGGTCGAGACTCTTATGTATGCGGCGGCGGTCTTCATGTTATCAGCTCCTTTATGGTTATTCCCTGCGAGGGACAGGGGTTATTTGATTAATGGCAATGCATTCGAGCAATTATGCCTACAAAATGGGGGATAGGTTTCTCCAATTATTGCTTCGGAAAATCTATGTATTTCTCCTACTTTCTTTTTACATATTGGACATGGAGAAGCGTGAGTATCAATTTTATAGTAATCATACTTTCGTTTTAAGCTTTTGATTTCAACGCTATTATGCTTAATTGTTTCGGCAGTCACATAAACCTCAATAGCATAGTTCCTGTTTAATCCATATTTTAGTTTTATGAAGCGAGCTGCTTTGTTGTAGTTATAATTTGATAGCATTAGTTTTATGATGTCAATTAAGATATAATCAGGAATGTTGTTGCCTATTATTTTATAAAAAATTATTTTGTTATTGTACAGCCAAGCATAATTTCCATTAGAAGTTGGAAGATTATCAATTATTTCATCATGAATAGAGAGAGCTTTTTCAGTAGAATTGAGAAAGAGAATGTCTTTCTCTTGTTTGGTGACTTTTGACAAATTAAGATCAGGTTCAGATGATTTAGCTTTTTCTATCATTTTTAAGGTTTCTTCTGAAAACCTTTCTCCATAAGGTGAAATATCATTGAAAAAACTTGAAATCCTATTATATCTGCCTTTATTAGTTTTCAGTTTTTTGGATTCTGATATAACAGATATCCATGATCGTGACAAAAAATCCTGTATTATTTTCTGTTCATTTTGGATAATTTCTTCCAACTGTTCTGAAGGAGGAGTGTCATAAGGGTACTCAATTTCACATAATTCAGCAAGAGCGGATTTAAGCTTATCAAGATTATTAAAAAACTTTTCTGCATTTATGCTTTCGTTTACCCAATGGCGATAGTTGCTTATATCACAAAATATCAGGTATACTCTGTTATTTGTATCAAGATCATTATACATATTATATCCTTCTAAGCATTTAGAAAGGGAATTCACTACTGTATATTATTTCTTCATCTTGCGAATTCCATTCTTTTAATATTCTTTCATTATAAAAAGTGGAGGGACTTCCACAATAAGGACAATATCGTGCGTTAACTGGTATTGGATTTGACTGAGCCGCACCGCATTGTATAATACTATTAAATCTGTCGGAATCGTGGTAGCACAGATTTATTAAACGAGTTCCACATATATGACAATATTCTGCATTGTTTACAATTTCTTCGTTTTTGCAAATTGGGCAAATTAATAAACGCCCATTTATATTATCCAATTCTTCGTACTTCATAACGTTTTCAATAATCCTATATGAATTTTTATAATACCTTATCAATTCCTCAGAGTTTCCACATATTGGGCATGATACAAAAGATTTTGGCAATAGGTTATGGCAAACCTTGCAAAGATATTGGTATTCAAAGAGACTTAAAATAGTTCTGTCGTAATCATTATATAACCAATTATTCCTACGCCACGATGAAAAATCTTCTTGCCTATACTTTGTTGCTTCTGACGATACTTGACATATTTCCTTGAAGTTGGGTTCGTCATTATCATACAATATCTCAGATATTACTGAATGGGGAACTAAAATGTATGATGCAAACCAGTCTGCTTCTCTTTCAAATTGCTTGTATTCGCTATTATTAAGCTGATTTCTGAATAATCTTGTTTTTTTATTACTGTGATGTTTCAGAAGAATGTGTCCAAGTTCATGAGCTATATTCCAACGGTATCTGTATGATTTAACAATACTTTTATCAATATCATTGTAATAAATAAGGTATCTGTTTAAACCAACAAGATAATAAGTTGCAGCATCGTTACTCCCAGTAAAATCATACATCTCATTTAATGTTATTCCATGCTCTGCCATGTACTTACTGTAAGGTATCAGTCTTACGTTTTTGTATGATTTGCAGATTTTTTTGATTGGAACAGGAAGAAATAATTCGTTACCAGTTTCATGATACCTTTTTAAAGCTTCTAAAGCTACTCTTTTTACCTGTTTTTTATTCATCTAAATCATCATCAACATAATTATCGTCAAAGTATTCACTGAAAGCAGCTTCGACCGTTTTCATCATGCTGTTCCATTTTTCGGGGGGCATGAGTTTTCTTGCTCTTTCAATGCGACGTATATCAGGATCTGCTGAAGAATTGTTATGTTCATAACCGTCAGAATTTCTATCCATTGATACATCATCGTAACCCATAAGCCATGCTTCATTAACATTTAACGCCATTCCAAGGATAGAGAGCTTTTGTTGACCGGGTTCAACTTTGCCGTTGACATATTGGCTAAGGTCGTTCTTATTCAACTTGACATTGTATTTTTTACAGAATGGTTCAGCTTTAATTAGTATATCAACTTGTTTGATATTTCTTTCATTCATTAATTGTTTAAGACGTTGTGATGTAGTAAATTTTTTCACGCACTCCACCTCCCTTTGAACGCATTATAACATATTTTGAAGAAAAATTCAAGAGGACAATGAAAAAAAGTTCAAAAAAATTGAATTTTTCTATTGACAACTGGGAAGAGGTATGTTATACTATAGCTAGTTCAAAATGATTGAACTAAAAATCAAATCTAAGGAGGTGCTGGGAAGTGGCATATGATTACTCAAAACTTGACGGGCTTATAACGGAGAAATGCAAGACAAGAGCGGCTTTTGCTGAGCAGATAGGTCGTTCTGAGCGCAGTGTTTCTTTAAAAATGAACGGCAAGGTAGAGTGGAGCCAGAATGAGATTACAAGAGCATGTGAAGTTCTGGGGATTAAGCCTGACGAAATATCGGCTTATTTTTTTAATTTAAAGGTTCAAAACAATTGAACTGGAAAGGAGTGTAACTAAAAATGAACGATTTAATCAACATCAACTACGACGGCAGCGACCGCCCGACAGTAATGGGCAGAGAATTACACGCAGCTCTGGAAGTCAAGACAGCCTACAAGGACTGGTTCCCGAGAATGTGCGAATACGGATTTACCGAAGGTGAGGACTTCTGCTCATTTTTGAGCGAAAGTACAGGAGGGCGTCCTGCAACTGACCACCAGCTCACACTTGACATGGCAAAGGAAATTTGCATGATACAGCGCTCGGAAAAGGGAAGTTTCTTCCGCAAATACTTTATCAAAGTAGAAGAGGCATGGAACAGCCCTGAGATGATAATGAAGCGTGCTCTGGAAATAGCAAATAGCAGAGTTAAGGAGCTGCAAATAAGCGTTGCAAGTCTTACAGTTGACAACGAGATCATGCGACCAAAAGCAGAGTATTTCGATGAGCTTGTTGACCGGAATCTGCTTTCTGGTATCCGTGAAACCGCTAAGGAACTGAAAGTAAAGCAGAATGTATTTGTTAATTTCCTGCTTGAAAAGAAGTATCTCTATCGCGATAAGAAGGGCAAGCTTCTCCCTTATGCAAAGCACGTTGAAGCAGGCCTGTTTGAGCTGAAGGAGTTCGTGAACGAGAAAACAGGCTTCAGCAGTACTCAGACACTTATCACTCCCAAGGGTAAGGAAACGTTCAGGCTTTTGCTTTTAGGAGCATAAGCAACCCGTACAACCCATACCGCATAGAATAGACCGAAAGGAGTTGTTATTATGGCTAAACGTACAGAACTCAAATGCGTAAGCTACATATCTATCGGCGGAGCTCCGCCTGTGAGGTTCGACAGCCTTACACCTGAGAAGAGGGCAGAGTGTGTTGCGAAAATGACTGATAACATCGGCAAGACGCTCAGCACTTACTGCTCAGAACATCCGGAAGAGGCACGTCCTCTTATGAACAAGCAGATATAGTCCCGACAGGGGCTATGTGGACAAGCTCAGAAAGGAGCATCACATGAAAATCTACAAGATAACACTTCGTTCCAGGTGGGGCGAGCCGTTCATCGTGACAGTCGCAGGGAGCAGTATCTACGAGGCAATGAAACAGGTCACACTTGACCCCGGCTGGATATTCGGGAGCTACTCGGTATTGGGGGTGACAGTATGAACGGACTGCAAAGCAACGTCGGATTGCTGCTATTTATACTCGCGGTCTGCCTTGCGTATCCGTACGTGAAGCGGTTTGTCGAATGGTTCCGGCACCGGTACGCTATCATGAAGCGCTGCCAGTACCGCCGGGACGCTCTGAGGACGAACCTCAGACTGTACAAGAACACCGGCGAGGAATACTATATCGAGCGCGTGAAGGAGCTTGGAAAATGATACTGACCTTATATGAGAAAGCCACAAAAATCGCGGCAAAGCTTGAATCACTCGCTTGGTGGCTCGATTTGAGACCGGAGCAGATTCTCCGGAAAGCATCACCGGAAGAGATTGATTTTTACTATGAAAGGTTGTGTAAATAATGCAGATGACAAACGACGAGATCGTTATGCGGTACAAGCAGGCTAAGGTCAAGGGAGATCAGGTTCAGATACTTGCAGAGCTGAACGGCTGCCCTGTGGAACGGATAATCGGCATACTGACTTCCGCAGGCATTGATAATAGGAACTTCAATTGCCTTCGTGCAAAGCTGAAAAAGCAGGATCCTCAGAACGAGCAGGCAGAAGTGTCCGAGAAACAGTCTGAGACTGTTGAGCCATTGAAAGAACATACAGTTCCTGATGCAGTAATTGCTGCTGTAGAAGATAAGGTCACAGAACTTCAGTATATGATTAATCAGAACAAAGAACAAATCAAGAGCCTTTTACAGCATAACGAGAAGTTTAACTCACGTATCGATACCTTGACTGCTTGGCTGAAAGAGGCGAAAAAGCAATGAATCATTCACAGACAAGCGAGGTGATGAAAATGAATGAAGTACAAGAGAAAAAGTACTGGTTTGTACGAAATGACCTGCTTCATTTGCTCCAAGCGATAGACCGCGACATTCTGAGCGCTGAGTATCAGGTCATAGGCTGCGAGGAGTATGTGCAGGTAGACTGGCTTTTCAGTGGGTCAGGTCAGAGATACCACAAAAAAATATGTGTGAGCGCCGACAGCCTGAAAGCGCTTGCGCTCGATGTTATACGCTGCATATAAAGAAAAAAGCTCCCCGAAGGGAGCAAAAACAAATATATCCACCAAAATAATATCATAGAAAAGGAGATTTGTCAATGATAAAAATAGAAGTAAACAAGAATGAGATCAATCTGCATATAGAGGGGCATGTATCAGATGCAGCAACAGAAGCCGCATTTGCAGCCGCTGCTCTTGTCAGCCGTATTGCTAAATTTTCCGACATTCCTGAGGACGCTATGCTCGGTCTTATAATGACAAAGGCATCAGAAGCTTTGGAGGTAATGAAGAAGAACAATGGCTAAGAACATTGAAGAACTCGACCTCGAAGTCAAAACCTACAACCGCCTGAAAAAAGCAGGTATCAACACGGTGGACGAGCTGCTTGCGGCAATGTACAGCACTGAAAGCAAGGTCTCACAGCCGGACGCTAAGCGCTGCGAGACGTTACTGAAGGAAGCCGGCATCATCAGATATATGCGCGGTGATACCGTCACAGAGGACGATGTTGAGCCTGAGCCACTTACATGGGACGAGCTTCACAACTATATCGGTAAACTTGTAGCACACGATGTCAGTACCGAGTCACACAGGTGGCTGAAAGTCTGCTGGATATACGATATCCAGGACGACGGCGAGGGCAACCTGATCTATATTGACGGCAGCAGCAGTTACGGCTATGCCAGACGTTCAAGAGTTAACGGCGATTTTGCAAGGGATTTTAGTCCTTGCCTGAAATATTCGGGACGGTTCTTCGCGCTGAAAGAGTCCGAGCTCGCACAAGTTCAGCAGTCTCATGTTATCGTCGAGTCCACTGAATACACAAGAGCGATATCACTGCACCGCAAGATATGCGTTAGTGCGGAGCTTGCAGAGCAGAATCTCTTTGAGATGTGCAAGGGACTTTGTGAAATGCGCGACAGTAAGCTATACAGAGAATTTGGCTATCAGAACTTTGAGGAATACTGCACAACAGAACTGAAAATCACAAGAAGACAGGGACAGAAATATGCAGCAATAGCCTCACTTTTAACTATCGAAAATGGGAAGTCGACTTCCCATTTTGAAAAAATCGGCACTGAAAAGCTCTACCTTTTATCGAGAATCGAGGAAGACGCTCGCATTGAAATAATGAACAAGACCGACCTCGAAAACACCTCCGTCCGTGAGTTGAAAGAAAAAATCAGCGAGCTGAAAAAAGCTAACGATCGTCTTATGGGAAAGGTCGAGGAATCAGAGCAGAAAGCCGCAGCTTCACGGAAAAGTGAGGAAGCCGCCTGTGGAAAGCTCAGCATACTTCGTACCGATTCGGAAATGAAGGATCAGAAGATCAAGCAGCTTGAAGCAAAAAAAGCAGAGCTCGAATATCAGATAGAAGAGCTTGAGGACCGTCCCGTCGAGGTCGCAGTACAGACAAATGATGAAGAGATAGACAAGCTTACAGCTCAGTTTAAGGAAGAGCTTGCAAAGCACGAAAAGGACGCTGAGCGCAGGCTTGAAGAGCAGAAAGAATTTTACCGCGGTCAGATCAAAGCGCTGTCTGATAATCTTGCAAAAGAGTCCGAAAATGCCGTCGCTGAATGCGAAAAAGAGGCTGCCGATGCAGCGAAGCTCGACTGTATGATAAGATTTGTAAAAGACTCTATGAATAAGCTTGCAAAGCTCGTCATTGTGCTTGATGATACGCAATATGCGCGTCAGGCAGTATATAGCATAGACGACAGCTTTACAATGCTAAAAAAGGCTGCGGAAGGCTGTCGTGATAAGGAGGTAAACTAAAAATGCCCGAGAAAACGCACTGGAAGAAAATGACAAACCCTAACTACATGGGTGACTACTCGATACCGGAAGGCTGTGACCTTGTAGCGACTATAGACTATGTTGCGCAGGAGAAGGTCGTCGGAGTCGGCGGTAAGTCTGAAATGGAGGTAGTAGCTCACTTCTCAGACGGAAATAAACCGCTCATTCTCAATAAAACCAATATGAAGACAATCCAGAAGATATACAAGACCCCTTATATCGAGGATTGGAAAGGACGTAAGATTCAGATATACTATGACCCTACAGTCAAGTTCGGACGTGAGACTGTCGGTGGACTGAGGATACGTTCTTTTGTACCGGCACAGCAGAAAGTCTCGCTTGTATGTGCTGACTGCGGCGGAATTATAGCTCCGGCACTTGGAAAAACTGCCGAATACCTTTCAATGTATACACATAAGACCTACGGAAAGGAACTTTGCGCGGAGTGTGCTAAGAAAGAAAAGGCTAAGCTCGACGCACAGAAAGCACCGGACCCATTTAATAAAAATCAGGAGGAAAACATCTAATGAAGACTACAAGAATCAAGATTCGCAACCTTTTCGGAATCACAGAGACGGAGCTTGACGGACGTTCAGTTGAGCTCACAGGCGGAAACGGAGTCGGCAAGACCTCAGTCATTGACGCGCTCCGCTATGCACTCACGAACAAGTCTGACCGCAACATCATTGTCCGTCAGGGAGAAAAAGAGGGCGAAATACTCATAGAAACTGACACCGGACTCAGTATCGACCGTAAGAAGCGTACAGAGCAGTCGGACTACAAGTCCGTGAAAGAAAACGGCAGAGAGATAATGGCTCCCGAAAACTTCCTGAAACAACTCTTCACGCCTTTGCAGCTTGACCCGGTTGCGTTCACGCTAATGGACGAGAAGTCCAAGAATCGCGCTATCCTCGACCTTATCGAGTTCGACTGGGATTTGAGTTTTATCAACGAGAAATTCGGAGAGGTCCCTTCGTGGGTCAACTATGAGCAGAATATACTCGAAGTTCTGAGTGATATGCAGTCTGAGAACGGCGAGTGGTTCAAGGAGCGTCAGAACGTGAACCGCGATATACGCAATAAACAGGCATTTATCGAGGACATCGCGAAGGATATCCCTGTGAACTATCAGGCTGATAAGTGGGAGAGCTATGACCTCGGTGCGGCATATAAGAAACTTGAACAGATGAAGGAAGCCAACAGCCGCATTGAGCGTGCAAAGCTCTTCCGCAGCAGCTATGACAGCAAGCTCAGAAAGCTTGAAGCTGACAAGATGATAGAGGTAACATCTGCCGAAAAGGCTATCGCTGCCGAACGTGAAACACTGCTCTCGGATATTGAGCGAATGAAAGCTCAGATAAAAGCGAGTGAGGATAAGCTCGCAGGACTTTCTGGAACTCTCGATGACAAAAAAGCTCTCGCTGAAAGTCATTTTGCAGAAGCCAAGACAAAACTTGATGCTGATATGAGCGTTGCAGATGATTATATGGACAGACAGCCTGTTGACTGCACAGAGCTTCAACAGGAAGTCAGCATTGCTGAGGATATGAAGCGGCACCTCAACGAGTATCAGCGTATGAAAGCGATGCAGACCGAGCTTGAACAGCTCAAAGCGAAGTCTGACGAGTATACACGAAAGATAGAGCTTGCACGCACACTTCCCGGCACGATTCTTGAAACCGCAAAGCTCCCGATAGAAGGACTTACAGTCGAGGACGGAATACCGCTCATACATGGTCTGCCTGTTGCGAATCTTTCCGAGGGTGAACAGCTCAGCCTGTGCGTAGATGTCGCGATATCGAAGCCGAACGGCTTACAGATAATTCTCATTGACGGTACAGAGAAACTCTCCTCTGAGAACCGCGAGAAGCTTTATAGCAAGTGTCACGAAAAAGGCATACAGTTCATAGCGACGCGCACAACTGACTCAGCTGAAATGGAGGTACACTACATATGATACCGCATAATCTGACCGCTGAGAACTATTTCAGTCCCGAGGCGAATATGCAGTATATGAGCTGTTCGCAGTTCAAGAGCTTCCTCACCTGCGAGGCTTCCGCGCTTGCGGAGCTTCGCGGCGAGTATGAGCGAGAGGTCACGGACGCACTGCTCATCGGCTCCTACGTTGACGCACACTTCGAGGGTACACTTGATATTTTCAAGGCTAAGCACCCTGAGATATTCACAAAGTCGGGGGAGCTGAAAGCACAGTATAAGCACGCTGAGTACATGATTCAGCGTGCGGAACGGTCTGAGAAGTTTATGGAGTTCATGTCCGGAGATAAGCAGGTAATCATGGTCGGAGAGATTGCCGGAGTACCCTTCAAGATAAAAATAGACAGTTACCTCGACGGTATCTGCATTACGGACCTTAAATGTGTCAGAGACCTGAAGCCGATATGGAACGACGAAAAGCGTCAGAAGGACCATTTCATCAACTACTGGGGTTACGACTTGCAAGGTGCGATATATCGTGAAATAGTCAGACAGAATACCGGCAAGACACTGCCGTTTTATATCGCTGCTATCACCAAGGAAAAGCCCGAACCTCGTCTGCGGCTGTACTGGGTACCGCCGGAAGACCTTGAAAATGCTCTGAATGATGTCAGGTCTCTTGCACCGCGTTTTCAGAAGATAAAGACCGGTGAGCTTGTACCTCAGAGGTGTGGTGACTGCAATTACTGCCGGTTCACGGAAGTGATAGAAGCGCCGGTAAATTATCGTGAGGAAATCGAGGTGTATGAAGTTGAATAGTGCTGCGGAGAAAAAAGACTTCATCAAGAAAGTGACGGTACTCATTGACACAAGGGAGCAGAAGAACGACCATATAACCGCCGTTCTTGATAACCTCGGAATTATGCATGAGAACCGCAAACTCGACTATGGCGATTACAGTTTTATGCTCGAAGGGAAGGACTTCTCTCATACTTGTGTCATTGAGCGAAAAGCAAATATTGATGAGCTCTATGGGAATTTTACTGCCGACCGCGAGCGCATCGAAAAAGAGTTCGACACCATCAGCCGGAATGCTGTACAGTGTAGGGTGCTGCTTGAAAACTGTTCCGGATGGACGGAACTTAAAGGATATACTTTGCCCGGAATGTCAGCAGAGAAGCAAGGACGCAAGGTCAAGAATATCGGAGAGACCGTTCACAATACTTTGCAGTCTTGGCGCTGTGGCAACCGGTACGCATTTGATATCGAATTCTCACCTGACAAGAATCATTCTGCTCTTCTGATGCTCAACTCGTTTTTTTGGTTCTGGCACAACTTCAAAAAACAGACGGCACCGCGTAAGTAGTCATGGGTAAAAAGATATCATGGGAGGACGCTGAAAAGCTCGGCGCGAGTGAGAAGCACAACAGCATCTACGCGAAGCCGAATAAATACGGCTACAAAATAGCGATAAACCACCCGAAAATAAAGCCGCTGTATGAGCGATACAAACGCAGGAACGGTATTCTGATACCGTCACCAAAGGAGCGTTTTGAGTTTGAAGCACATATTATGTCGGCTATTCAGAAGCACAAGGAGGAAAACACATGAACAAGGTCGTATTAATAGGCAGGCTCACTGCCGACCCTGAGCTCAGGCAGACCCAGAGCGGTATATCTGCGTGCCGCTTTACGGTCGCCGTGAACAGGAAGTTCAAGAACGAGCATACCGGCGAGTATGACGCTGATTTCATCACTTGTCAGGCATGGAGACAGACTGCCGAGTTCGTTTCGAGATACTTTAACAAGGGCAAGATGATTGCCGTTGAGGGTAGTCTCAGAACTGGCAAGTATCAGGATAAAAATCACCCGGATGTAACCCATTATACAACAGATGTTTATGTTGATAATGTAGAGTTCGTCGGCGGCAAGAACGACAGTCAGTCCGTGGGTAATACTGCCGGCACTCCGCAGAATCAGATCCCTGCACAGGCGGTCGTTAATCAGGCTCAGGAAGCAGGCATTCCCTCTGATTTTGAGGAAATACTGAGCGACGGTGACTTGCCTTTCTGAATTTTTTGTAAACTTTTTTCAATAATCAATGGGTAAACGTTTATAAGCGGCGGATTCCTGACCCATTGCAGAAAGGTTGGTGATACTGTGGCAAATCCGCAGCTGAGTAACGGATACACAAAAATAGCGAATGAACTTCTCGAAGCGATATGCAGACTGAATGTCTCGGGAAATGAAATGCGGATACTGCTCTACATCATCCGCAGGACTTACGGATTCAACAGAACTTATGCTGAGATACCGCTTTCGGAAATTTCGGGGGCTGTAGGAGTAAGAACAGTGCATATTTCAAGAGCATTAAAGAGACTTGCTGCATTGAATCTGATAGAGCTCCATTCGAGTAAAGGGGTTAAGCCTCAAACTATTTCTATTGTGAAAAACTATGAAAAATGGTCTGTTGAAAGTTGTACAGAATTACCGTTACCAAAAATGGTAACAGTTACCAAAAACGGTAACCCTAGCATTACCAAAAACGGTAACCCTAGCATTACCGAAAATGGTAACCCTAGCATTACCGAAAATGGTAACCCTACATATAAAGAAAAGAAAGAAAATATTAAAGAAAGGGTTAAAGAAAAGCCACACGGACGATACGGAAATGTTCTTCTCACCGATAATCAGTACAGTGATTTAACAAAAGAGTATGGAGAAAACAACGTCCGCGACTACATTCAGCGAGTTGACAGCCATGTTCAGTCTACCGGTAAAGCGTATGCCGATTACGATGCCACTATCCGCAAGTGGCTGACTCAGGACGGTGTCAAAAAAGACGACTTCGACGCTGACAAGTACGCATTCGTTATCAATAATTTCTGAGGAGGCAATATGGAAGAAAAGCTAAAAATAGGAACTCACGTCTTATGTAAAGGGTATGTACGTAAGTCGGGAAACAGTTTTGACTATCTGAAAGAATCCGAAACCGATGACGGAAAACCGAGCTGCCGAGCATGGAATTCTCGTACAAGAGAATATTCAGAAGAACTGGATGACTTTCTTGTTGTTGACCGTTTTGAAAAAGTCGAAACTTGGTTTGCAGGAATCTATGTTGGCACAACTACCCTTTGCACCAATATAGTTGCCTATTCGGAATATGATTGCTTTAGTGGAGAATTTGTAAGATTTCAAAAAGAAAAGCCTGAAAAATTCGCGGTCGTTTATTATGCCAATAATAAGAAAAGACTGGTTCCTATATCTGATATCGAAACTTTTGAGAAGGCTACAAATGAACGATAAATCAGGATTCTATCTATTCAGCTGCGACAAGGTCGGCAACTGGTACCGCTGTAATATATGCGGATACAACGAGCGGTACATTCCTCAGAAGTGTCCCATATGCGGCGGTAAGCGTCCGGAACACGACCCCGAACGTGACCGGAAGCTCGATGTCAAAGACCTTATCGACTAAGTGAAAGGAGAAAATTGCATGAAGTCCAGGACAACAGACTGCATAGAGTGCAGGAAACAGGTTTACAAGGAAGCTGAAACGGCATACATAAAGGAACAGTACCGTTTTTTCAGAGACTCTGCATATTCAATGGCGGTTTTTGCAGTGTGCGGAGTACTCACGGCTATGGTGCGCCGTGGACGCACGAAGCAGTATATTCAGAACCTCTACAAGGATATGTGTTTATTATTCAGCACACCTGAGATGTTCGGCAAACAAATAAGCATGACGGACATTATGCACACACTGGAAAGCGAATACGGCATAGACTGGAAAAAGCTTGAGGTGCACATCGAGAGTGAAAAACATTATTTGACAGGTGTCAGAAAGGCAGTGAAAGCAAATGAACAATGAAGCATCAGCATTTGAAAAGGCACTCCGCAGGGAGAAGCCTGCTGACGAACTGGAGCAGGCATACAGACAGGGATATATGCAGGGACGTAAGGAGTGTGACCCTCGCATAATCAGGATAGCAGAGCATTACGGTTATGAAGCTCAGCGTGAGCAGTTCGAGGAAGAGTGTGCAGAAGCTATACTCGCGGCTCAGAAGTGCAAGCGGCACGGCTCACACGGTAATTTTGTAAATCTATGCGAAGAAGTCGCTGACGTGCTGATTATGGCACAGCAAATGCGAATATTGATGTCAACGAGCCTGATAGACAGCTTCATCGACAAGAAGCTCAACAGACAGCTTAGGAGGATAGAAAGTGAAACGTGAGCAGGTATGCAGTCAGCAGGTCCACTGCCTGAGCTGTCCGCTCGCTAAGTTCAGGACCGGTAAATTCTGCGAGGAGCTCTCGCAGGAACAGCTGAACGAAATAATGAGGAGGTCAAGACTTAATGATTTACCACAAGGGACGTTGGCTGATAGAGCCGGAAATAAAGGCTCTGCTGACTAAGCTCGAAGCAGAGAACGAGGAACTGAAACAGGAGAACACGGTCGTTCTTCGTGAGACTGACAGGCTTATCAAGGAAAAAGGTCAGCTTATTGCTGAAAACTATGAAGCTAAGAAGTTCCTGCGTGAGAGCCTTCCTGTACTGCACAGAGCTTTCTTCGCAAACTACAAAGACACGAACGCTGCTAATGAGCTGTATGACAGAATAAAGAAGTTTGTGGGAGGTAGTGCAGAATGAAAATAATTAAACAAGGCATGAGTAAAGCCGAAATTGAAAAGATTAAGAATATTGTCAAGAGATTTAAATGTCGAACGTGCGAGTGCATATTTGAAGCTGACAAAGATGAATACAGTATCAGACAATGCGATTATAACGAAACAGAGTATTATTGCATATGCCCTAATTGTGGAGATAACGCATTTGAGCTGAGAATGAGATAAGGAGGACTGAAAAATGACTGATGTAATATGCAGTTGTGATTACTGTGCACATATACTACCTAACGGCATATGCGGTTTAGAGAGTATTGACATCGACGGAGCTGCCGAGTGTGCGAGTTATGAAGAAGCAGAACAGGAGGACTGAAAATGATTGACCATTTTTATGAAGTAAACTCGGACAGCACATTATTCTGCGATTATTTCAAATGGCTTACGGATTATGAGAACATGCGTAACGGCGTTGTTGCCTTTAAGAAAGAATACGGCATCGCTGGCGATACATTTATGATTGATGAGGGTAAGTTGTGGGTAGATGTTTCGCTAAACAGGCAGTTTTCAGACCAGTTTGGCAAGGTAGAGTGTCAGGGGCACTCGCCATTTAAGAAAACAAGCTCTATCGGCAAAGCTTTTACAAAAGCCAATATCAAGGAAGTGAGAAAACCCTTCGTGCCGTTTTATTTTAAAAATCCAGTAGGCAGATCGCAGACAAGGTTGTTTGACCAAGACGGTAAATTGTACGTCCAGTATTCGACAGAGTATGAAGTTGAAGATACACCTAAAGGCTTTATACCAATCAAGGGGTCAGAGTTTTATAAAGTGATGGAACAGGAGGGCTGAAAATGACTGATGTAATATGTGATTATGATTTTTGTAAGCATTATGAAGACGGCAGATGTGGATTAGATGCCATAGAGATTTGTGGTGGTCACTGTCAGGATCTCGACGACGAACAGGAGGATGAAGATGAAAACAGCTGTTGATTTTTATGAAGATGTTGGAATTCCTTGTTATTACTGCAAACACGCATTTACTCCACTGTGCACCGATTGTATTGATTTGACACTGTGCTATATGTGCGAAATTGCCGAGGACATGATTTTGAAAGGAGAATACTAATGAAAACACTTAAATTTATGGGACACTCAGACGATACTTTCGGAGAGTACGGCACAACAATGGACGACGTTGACAATGCCGGCAGCGGCACACCTATCCAGTGTGTTGTCGAAGCGGACGGAACTGCTCTGATAGTGACCGGACAGTACGATAGAAACAGCACCGGCACCTGGGACATTGGTATAAGCTTACAGGACGAAGACCTCTCTTATCCTGACTGGGATATGCATATCAGCTTTGAAGGCTATACAACAGTCCTTGAAATAGACGTGCCAGACGACTTTGAGCTTACCTGGTACAATGGTGGAGAGAGAATGGAGGGGTACTGATGCTGAAAGTAAGATCCCGCAAGTGGCTTGTCCCTCGCTACCGGATAAGGAATAACCTCACCGGCGCGTACATACACGACACTCCCACACAGCCGATGACCTTCCTCGACCGCGCTGATGCGTGGCGATACATAAAGCAGCACGGTCTTAACCCAGAGATCTATTTCGTGGAGGTCGAACGATGACTGCGAAAGAATACCTTGAACTCGCTTACAAGGTCGATAATGCTGTACAGCGCAGGCGAGAGGTCGCAAATAAGCATAGGGACAGCCTTTACGGACGAAGTATAGACTATTCTGAAAGTGGCGGAAATCATAACAGCGGCGATACTTTAGGTGAGGCAATAGCCAGTATTTGCAGCTATGAGAAAGAAACTGATATGATTATTGCGGCTCTTGTAGATATCAGGTTTGAGATTGAGAAGTCCATTAATGCTGTGCCGAATAAAAAACAAAGGGATATTCTGACGTATCGTTATTTACTCTATATGCCGTGGAAGAACAAATGCGACAAAGATACCGGCGAAATACTTGAGAGGGGAATAAAGGAAAAAACAGGATATTCTTCGGAATCAGTGTTTAAATTTCATTCAGCCGGATTGAAAAAAATTTCAGTTCCTGAAAAAATTACAGTAAAATACAGTGAAATACAGAAATATTTGTGATATGATAAGAGCATGAAAGCAGGCGGAAAACAAGACGGCGACTTTCGGGAGCTGAGCGGCTCCCTTGCCTCCGCCTACTGCTTTCCATTTGTTGTCTCCTTTCTTTTGTTCTACACACTCATTTTTGATTTCCCCTGCCGGAGTCCGCAGCTCCGGCAATCCTCTCTGGCAGCTTAGAGCAGTTGGAAGCTCGCAAGGCTCATAACCTTGAGGTCGCTGGTTCGAGTCCAGCAGCTGCAACCACAGACGACATTGTGAACTCTCCTATAAATTTTTCAGACGGAAGTACCTCGGCAATAGTCGGGGTATTTCTGTTATATGCGAAAGGACGGTGTTACCGTGAATGCGAGACAGAAGAAGTTTGCCGAGTTATATGCTCAGAGCGGTAATGCCGAACAGGCAGCTATCGCAGCAGGGTATTCTGAAAAATATGCGAGAGGCAATGCTTACAAATTAGTGGCAATTAGTGGCATTGCGGAGTATATCCGCGAGCTTAATGAAAAGGCTCAGGACGAGCGGATAATGACCGCAAAGGAGCGTCAGGCAATGCTTTCAGATATTGCACGCGGCGGAACTTTCGACGCTGACCGCATAAGAGCTATCGACACGCTCAATAAAATGACAGGCGAGTATGTCACGAAGATCGAGGGTAGTATCTCTGCCGATGTCAACGACCCGTTCAAGGGACTGACCACTGAGGAGCTGAGGAAACTTGCTGACGACGGATAAGAAAATGATTCAGCTCGGTGCACGTATCGAGCTTGCGCGGCGCAGCTTCTTTGACTACTGCCGGCTGAAAGCGCCTGACTTCTATAAGCCTGAGCGCTGCTTTCTTGTGGAGCTTTGCAATGAGTTCCAGAGCTTTCTTGATTCCGATGATAAAGCGTTGATAGTGAACCTGCCGCCCCGGCACGGAAAGTCAAGAACTGCCTGCTGTTTCGCAGAGTGGTATCTCGGACAGGACGTGAGCCGAAAAATCATGATAGGCTCTTACAACGAGACATTGTCAACAATGTTCTCGAAGAATGTCAGGAACACTATTTCTGAGGCCAAAGCAGACAGATACAAGGCGGTGTATTCGGACGTGTTCCCTGATGCACGCATCAAGCGCGGTGACGGAGCTATGAATCTGTGGTCTCTGGAAGGCGGCTACAATAACTACCTTGCGACGTCACCGACAGGTACGGCAACAGGATTCGGCTGTACGCTGATGATAATAGACGATCTTATCAAGAATGCAGAGGAAGCGAATAACGAAGCTGTCAAGCAAAAGCACTGGGAGTGGTTCACAAATACAATGCTCAGCCGCCGTGAAGAGGGCGCAAAGGTCATTATCATCATGACACGCTGGGCGACGGACGACCTTGCCGGACGCTATCTGGATTTCTGCGAGACTGAGCACATACCTTACAGGCATATCTGCATGAGAGCTTATGACAAGGACACCGGCGAGATGCTATGTCCTGATATACTCAGCTATGACAGCTATCAGGCAACGGTCAAGGCTATGGGTGCAGATATTGCATCAGCCAATTATCAGCAGGAGCCTATCGACATAAAAGGTAGACTATATACAGGCTTTAAGACTTACACGGAGCTGCCGCCGCATTTTGAGGGCATTTATAGTTACACGGATACCGCAGACGACGGCAGCGACAGGCTTTGCTCTATCATCTGGGGCGTGTATATGCGTGAGGCTTACGTCCTCGATGTGTACTTCACTAAAGAGCCTATGGAGGTCACCGAGCTTGAAACTGCAAGACGGCACAAGGAACATTCCGTCAACAATGCACGTATCGAATCCAACAACGGCGGCAAAGGGTTTGCACGGAACGTCAGACGCATATCCGAGGAGGAGCTTCACAACTGGCTGACTATATTTACGTGGTTTCACCAGTCAGACAACAAGAAAGCAAGAATAATCACGTACTCGACATGGATAATGCAGCACGTATATTTCCCGGTCAACTGGCGTGACCGCTTCCCTGAATACTTTGATGCGATGAACACATATCAGCGCGAGGGCAAGAATGCTCACGATGATGCTCCCGATGCTACAACAGGTGTTGCAGAAACTATGATGATGATAACCGGAGGTTGATATATATGGGACTTGGAAAGTGGGTGAAAAAGAAAATGCAGACATGGCTTGAGATAATTCCTCCGCCTATAGAACAGGCGATAGTCATACAGCGTGAGCACACAAGAGAGCTTGAAGTGCTGCGGTCACAGCTCTGGTATCAGGGCGATGCCAATGAGCTGTTCCAGTTCTTTCATCAGACTGAGACGAGCACGGGACTGTTTTGGGCGGTATCTCCTGCATCGTCCAAGATACGGAAGATACACAGCGGACTTCCTGCTGTTATCGTTGACACTCTTGCATACATAGTCAGCTCGGATATGGACGATATCGAGGCTTCTTCTGAGTGGGAAGATATATCTGAACAGATAAATTTCTGCGACCTTGTAGGGCAGTCAGTTTGTGACACTCTCGTCAGCGGTGACGGTGCATTCAAAATATCCGTTGACAGTTCACTGTCGGAGTATCCGATAGTTGAGTTCATCAGCGGCGACAGAGTTGACATAGAGCAGAAGCGAGGCATACTTGAAGCAGTGACATTCCGCACGCCGTATGTTGTGAATTCAGTGCGCTATGAGCTGCACGAGCGCTATTCATGTGGGCGCATCGACACGGTACTGCTCGACAGCAGCGGAAGTTCAGTGACTTTATCAACTGTTCCGGAGCTTGAAGGCATAAAGCCTGTAACGGAGTTCAGCGGTGATTATATTATGGCAGTGCCACTGAGATTCTACGCTGACAAGAAGTACAGGGGACGCGGCAAGAGCATATTCAGCGGAGGCAAATCACAGTGCTTTGATGCGCTCGATGAGGTAATATCACAGTGGTTAGATGCTGTCAGAGCCGGACGAGTTGTGAAGTACATTCCTGAGACGCTGATACCTCGTGACCCTAAGGACGGTTCTATGCTCGATGTAAGCAGCTTCGGCGCTGAGGTGATAAAGATAAGAGGCGGACTTGGAGCTAATGAGGTAGCCGACAAGGTAGATGTATGCCAGCCTGACATCAAGTATGAAGCGTTCGTAAGCGCTTATACTAACGCGCTTCTGATGTGCTTGCAGGGGCTTGTATCACCTGCGACACTCGGAATTGACGTCGGCAAGATGTCCAGCGCCGAAGCTCAGCGAGAGAAGAAGGACGTCACCGGCAATACGCGGAATACTATCACGTCCGCACTTGAAAAGACACTTCCAAAGCTGATAAATGCCGTTCTTATGACCTACGACAATATCTGCGGCAATGCTCCGATAGAGCGCGAAGTGACCGTCAGCTTCGGCGAGTACGGAGCTCCCGACTTCGACAGCCGCGTCGAGACAGTCGGCAAGGCGGCGACCTACGGTATCATGTCAACAGAGACGCAAGTCGACGAGCTCTGGGGAAGCAGCAAGGACGACGAGTTCAAGGCTGCTGAGGTACAGCGTATCAAGACGGAGAAAGGCATTATGCCGGCAAGTGAACCCAGCGTAGGCGGTGAGCCGTAATGCTCAAGCCCGAGGATATCGCTGCTATCTTTGAGTGGATAGAGCTGCTCCTGATAGCGAACCTCAAGCGCAACCTTGCCCGACATAAGGACGAGGAGGAGCAGGAGGGATTTACCTGGTCTGCATGGCAGGCGGAGAAGCTCCGCAGCGTCAACGTCTTCCGCAGGCAGTGCAAGTCGATAATGGACGGATATACAGACGTTATCGACAGCGAGACACGTCAGCTACTTGAAGAGCAGTTTGAGGAGGGCGTGAACGGAGCTGCTAAGGAACTTGAAGAAGCTCGCGCGGAAAAGGCAGCGCCGGCGGCTTTGCCCGCTGCCGAAGAGCAGCAGACACCGGCAGAGAATCCGGAGCAGGGCCACTCGGAAACGTCGAAAAAATCTTCCGTAGAGAAAGCAACCGCCGAACCTGCCGTTGTGGCTGAGGTCACTCCCGAGCCGCAGTTCTTTGGAGTGGATAAGGCAAAGACCGAGAAGCTCATCGAGGACGTTACCAATATCGAGAAGCAAGCCGAGACAGCCGCTCTGCGTCTGACTGACGACGTTTACCGTCAGACGGTGAACAGAGTGCAGCTGGCAATGGCTACAGGCGCTATCACCTATGAGAAAGCCGTGGACATGGCTGTGGCTGACTTCCTCAACCAGGGCATCAACTGCATCGAGTACAGTAACGGCAGGCGCGTCAACATTGCAGACTACGTTCGCATGGTGCTGAGAACGACCTCGACCAGAGCAGCGCTGCAAGGCAAGTCCGAGAGCTGGAAATTACGCGGATATGATACCGTGCAGGTCAGCTCCTACGGTATGTGCTCGAAGACCTGTTTACCGTGGCAGGGACGTGCTTATATCAATGACGCTTTCACTGACTGGCAGGGCGAGACTAAACTTGAAAACGGCGTGAAGTTCGGCAAATCGCTCTACTGCGGCAAGTGGTTCCCACTCCTGAGCAGTGCCATCGAGCATGGACTTTTTCACCCGAACTGTCGGCACAGCATCAATCTCTTCATCGACGGCGTGACTGAGCTCCCCGAGCCGATGGATAATACAGACATTGAGCGCCGGTACAAGGAAGAGCAGCATCAGCGAGCCCTTGAACGCGAAGTCAGGAAAGCAAAGCGCAAAGTCGAGGGCAGTCTCGCCCCTGAGGACGTCAAAAAGGCTAAAGACGAGCTGAGAGAAGCGCAGAAGAACGTCCGCGACCATATCAACAAGACAAATGCCGATGAAGGAACAAGAGTCCTTGTACGCAAGCCATTGCAGGAGAAGATATACGGCGGTGATGTGCGTATCGGCTCAGATGCGGATCCTGTTTACGGTCCGAAGTCTCCGCCGGAATCAGTTCCGGATGGATATGCAGTTGATGTGGACGTCGCGGCTCCGAAGCAGTCAACTCCCGCTCAGTATACCGACGAGAAGATACCGGAGAGAATTAAGGAAGCCGAGACGGAGAAGCCGGTTGTAGAAGCTCAAAAGCCACCTGTTGAAGATGTTAATAATTCGTCTATTGACAATTCTGAGGGAAGTGGTATAATAGAAGAAACAGAGGAAACAAGAGAGTTTAATCCTCTGCCGCCTGAAAAGGTTGTACCTGTTCTCCGTGAGGATTCGCGGGTTTGGGTTGATAACTTATCGTCCGAGGAAACAAGATCAGTAAAGAAATATACTAAAAATAGCGGCGACACGAAGGACAATAGATTCTTTGCAAGGCTGAATGCTATGCTTCGAGGTGAGGCACCCGAAGATGATACTCTGAATTATTATTCTGGTGTAATATCTGGAGCAATATCAAAGTTTGAATTAAAACATGATATTATTTGTTATAGAGCTGTTGGGTTTAATCCTGTCGAAGGGTTAAAGGTCGGAGATATATATAAACCAAAGCAGTTTTTGAGTTCATCTGTTTCAAAATCAGGCACATTAAATGGCAAATACATTTTGGAAATCTTGACTCCTAAAGGCAGTAAAGGAGCCTATATTGAGTTGTTAAGTAAATATTCAAAACAACGTGAGTTCTTGTTTGATAAAGATTTGGTTTATAATATTTTGGCTATCAACGGCAATATCATAACATTGGAGGCGATTGTATGAAAACTAAAGTAGTTATTCCCAATGATTTGATTGAAAAAACAAATGAAGAAATAATCAAGTATAAGGAAAATAATAAAAAAGACCCTTGGGACAAGGAAACCAGAGAAAACTGGAACGAAAAAATGAATTCATAAGAGCCGCTTTCATGTGAGAGCGGTTTTCTTATACCCATTTGAAGGAGGTGAGGAGAATGGACGAGAAAGCACTGAAAATAGTCAGAGATTATATATTTTCACATCTCGACAAGACGGATACTGTTCCACCTTTTGATGTCTATATGGTCTGGAAGTGCAAAGCCTTGCAGAACTGGAAGTATCTTATCTCCAGTACACTGTGCGACGGTATGTACTATGAGCTGACATACAACGGCGACAAGAAGGAATGGTATCTCGACGCTTACAAGAAGTTCGAGAACGTTGTGATAAAGGAAGGTGAGTAAAATGTATACAAGAAGAGAGTTCAATAAAAGTGAGGTAGCATTGAGCAACGAAATCAAGTCAAAGCTCATTGAAGTTGAAGGACTGCTCGATAAGCTGCCGAACTGCCGTGAAAAGAGCATTGCTTTAACTCACATCGAGGACGCTATGCTGCACAGCAACCTTGCAATAACTGAAACAGGTATCACGGAGGAGTAATATGGAACTCAAAGACACGATAGAGCTGATGCAGTCCGAGGACTACAAGGAACGGTTCAAGGCTGAGTATTATCAGGTGAAGATTAGACTGGAGAAGCTTGAAGCCATGCTCGACAAATGGGATAAGGGAGAGCTGGGCTTCACGCCGACTTGTCCGAGAATGATCTATGACGGGCAAGTACAGGCTATGTCAGACTACTGCTCCGTTCTGATAGCACGAGCTGCTATGGAGCATATCGTAATTGAATAACGCTTACAAGCATTTGCCAAGGACATAAATGTCCCTCGCAAGTGCTATTTTTATATCCAAATGAAAGTGAGGTAAACTATGGACAACGAGAACACCACTCCAACAGAGGAGAAGGACAAGAAGCCCGAAGCTGAGAAGCCTGCTGAAAAGGCAGAAGAGCCCAAGGCTGAAACAGCCGCAGAAACGCCCTCAGAAGCCACGGCAGAACAGACAGAGGAAACTGCGCCGGAGAGTACTGAGGAAGCTGTTACAGCTGAATCTGAGCAGCCTGAGACTGCTCCTGATGTGAACTATAAAGCCGAGAATGAACAGCTCAAAGCTGAGAACACAAGGCTGAAAGCTCAGCTGGAAGCTCACAATGCAGGCTTCAAGCCTGAGTACATCGAGGACGCTGTGCTCATCGCCGAGAATGCCGCTAACCGTGACGGTATCACTATCACCGAGGCTTTGCAGGCAGTTGCAAAGAAGTATCCAGAGTGGAAGCATACCGCCGGAGACAAGAACAGCAGCGGTTTCAAGGTTGGAGCTGAAACTCCGAAAGAAGATAATACAGCGGACAGCGATAAGCTCGATGAAGCTTTTGGCATCCGCAAAAAGAAATGAAAGGATGAGAAATAATGCCTAACACTATTAACTACGTTGACAAGTTCGAGACTAAGCTGAGGGACCTCTACGGTCAGGAGCTCACATCGGACGCTCTTTATCACTCCAATACCGACATCAAGGTGACCGGTGCAAAGAACATCAAGATACCAACTCTTTCAGTGTCCGGCTATAAGGATCACAGCAGAAGCTCTCTCAGCTTCAACACCGGTTCTTATTCTAACGACTTCGAGACAAAGACTCTCGACCACGACCGTGACATTGAGTTCGGTGTCGACCCAATGGACGTTGACGAGACAAACACTATTCTCTCAGTTGCCAACATCCACAGCCGATTCGAGAAGACTCAGGCTATCCCTGAGCTTGACTGCTACACCTACAGCAAGATTGCTTCCGAGTTTGCAAGAATAGGCGGTACAGCTAAGACCACAACTCTGACCACTGCCAACGTTCTCAGCGACTTCGACGATAACCTTGTAGCTCTCGAGGACGCAGGTGTACCGCTCGACAGAGTGATCCTGTTCTGTACAGCTGCATACAAGAAGCTCCTCAAAGAGGCTACAGACATTCAGAGAACATTCAACGTCAACAGCAGCGGCGGTGCAGTCAACAGAACCGTGCATACTCTTGACGACATCACCCATATCGTGACCGTTCCTTCTGCACGTTTCAAGACTAAGTTCGACTTCACAGACGGATGCGTTCCGGCAGCTACAGGCTGTAAGAATATCCAGTATATTCTTATTGACCCAGAGTGTCAGGTATCAAGAGTGAAGTACAGCTACATCCACTTCTTCGCTCCCGGAACTGACAGCCGTACAGCGGACAAATATCTCTATCAGAACCGCAGATACAACGGCACATTCGCTATCGATCATCTCATGACACAGGGCTGTATCATTCACACTGATGCCTGAGGAGGGATAACATGAAAGCTATAAAAGACAATAAGGTTTATACAGTGGACGAGACTACAAAGGGTCCATATCTTGCAAGAGGCTTCGACATCACTGACGATGAGGGCAACGTTATAGAGCGTTCACCTTCAAGTACAGTCAGCCGCAAGGAGTATGATGAGCTGCTTGCTAAATACGAGGCTTTGAAGTCAGAGCAGTCTAAGAAGAAGGGAAAGTCAGACGGTGAGCCTGATGTATCTGAATCCTGACGAGTATACCGGAAAAATACCGGCTGAAGAGCTTGAAGTAAGGCTTAAAAGAGCCTGCCGTGACATTGACAGCCTGACATTCAACAGGATAGTCAAGACTGGCTTCGAGAACCTGACAGAGTTTCAGCAGGAGCTTATCAAGGAAGCAGTTCAGCTCCACGCTGATTTTTGCTTTGAAAATGCCGACTTGCTTGACAGTCCGCTTGCCGCGTATGCTATCAACGGAGTGAGTATGAGCTTTGACAAGTCAAAGATAGTCACAGTAGGCGGTGTTACGACTTCAAGCGAGGTCTACGGACTGCTTATGCAGACGGGACTATGCTATAGGGGGCTGATGTGAATGAAGTATCCTCAGCTCGTACCGGATAAGGTATGCACTACACCGATAACAGTGTACAGGGAGGGCGGTCTCAATAGGGACGGCTCTCCCAAACGCACTGTCATATTCGAGGGAAAGTGCAACTACTCCGAAAAGACCTACCAGCGCATGACCGCTGACAAGCAGCTTATAACGCTCAATGCGACGGCACTTTTCAACGGTGACATTGCCACCGATGTTGATAATATCGAGGGCGACGTTGAAGTTCTCAGCGGCATACACCGCCATATATATGCAAGTCAGAAGAACCGCAACCCGGACGGTACAGTCAACTACACGCGATTGGAGCTGATATAATGAAAGTCACAGTCAAGCTTAACAAAGATGTGATACAGCGCATATCCGATGCCGCCAAAGCAGCGGCTGTCGATACAATGGAGCAGTTATATACTGACCTTGTGGAATCTAAAACAATGCCATTCGACACCGGAGATATGCAGAATAACCAGACTTTTGTAGCTGTCGAAGGAGAAGATACTATCAATGGTGAAGATATATATTCAGTATCGTTGATAACGGGCTCTCCGCAGGCACGTCGTCTATACTACCACCCTGAGTACAACTTTCAGCAGAAGGAAGGCGCTAACGGTTCGCGCGGTGCATACTGGCTCGAACCGTACATCAGCGGCGACAAAAAGAACTTCATACGCGACAAATACACTGAGCTGTTCAGAAAGAGGGCAGGTTTGTGAACTATCTTACATTGCTTGAAGTCGCTGATATGCTCGCGTCTCTCCTCAGCTTCGAGGACATTACTGCCGGTACTATAGACGGCTCCCTCAGCGAGACCATAGGCGTATATCAGCGCGGAGAATTCGTTCCGCGTGAGTGCATAGGTACTGACAGCAGCTACGAAACATCAAAGCTCAGACTGCTTGTACGGTGGGGGAAGAATCCCACAACAGCAGAAGCAAAAGCTGCCGAGCTTGCGGAACTTGTGCAGGCTCTGCGTGATATGCCGACGGCTTCACACATCATTAAATTCGCGGACGTTAAAGCGGTCCGCTCCATAGGAAAAGACGAGAAAGGCGTCTGCGAGTATGTCGTGGACACCGATATCATATACACAGAAAGGAATGAATAATATGCCAGATACACCTATCAGCGGAGTTTATCCCTGCTATGAGAATCAGTTCAGTATCGACATTACCGGCGGTGACGGCACTACAGAGGCAAACCTCAAGACCATTGCAGATATGGAGACTTTCTCCGTAGCTATTGATGGCAACGTTGAGGAGTGGAATCCCTTCGACACCGAGGGCTGGACACGCCGTCTCGTAACCGGTAAGGCTATCACTATCTCGGTCAGCGGCAAGCGAAATGTCGGTGATGCCGGTAACGACTACATCGAAAGCATTGCGACCAAGACAGGCAGCGAGTGCTCAACGACCCTCACATGGAACTTCCCGAGCGGCGCTAAACTCGTAATGCCCTGCGTAATAAATGTAACGGAGTGGGGAGCAGGTGACTCGCGCAACGTTGCACCTCTTGCGTTCGATGTAATGAGTGACGGTAAGCCGACTTTCACACCGGCGGCCTGACGACTGCTGCAACGTCAGAGCCGCAGAATGAACCAAGCAGTAATGAAATAACAGAAACAGCGTCCGATCCTGAATGACCGGGCGCTGCGTGATAAATGGAGGTAATGCGATATGGCAAGAATGTACACACTGGACAAAAAGCTGCTTTGCGGCAGTCCTGAGATAAGAATAGGTGAAAAGGTCTATCCGGTCGATGACCGAACAAAAACCGTAAAAAAGATACTGAAGCTTTTTAGTGATAAGAGCAGTAAAGCTGATGACACTGAGAATACGGAGGAAGCACTTAAACTTGCATTCGGCGAGAAGTACAGGGAGATAGAAGCTCTTGACCTGCCGTTTGCAGCTTATCAGGAGCTCGTTAACCTCGTTATCGCTGCCATGACCGGTGAAGAGCCGAAGGAGAAAAAGGACTCCTTTCCCGAGCTCGAACAGTGAGGTATGGTACGACCTTGAGCATGACGCAGAGCTCATCACGCAGTCAGTAGCAAAGCAGTATAAGCTTCTTCCCTCGGAGCAGGAGAAGATACACTACTCCGAGTGGCTGCTGCTTGTTGGAGGTCTCATGGAGGATACTCCGCTCGGTCAGATAGTGCTCATACGTAAGGAAAAAGACCGCGACCGTATAAAACTGTTCACGCCTTATGAGATGAGGATACACAACGAGTGGCGGAGTTTCCGGACAAAGAAAATGCTTTCAAATGCCAAGCCGGAGGACTTCTCGAAGCAGTTTGAGAAGATGTTTTCGGCTATGTTTGGCTGATTAACAAAAAATGCTCTAAACAAGGAGGAGGTGAGAGTATGCCGGAAACAAGTGCAGGTGCGATATCACTTGACCTGACTATACAAGACAAGCTTAACGAGCAGATAGAGCGGTCGATATCGTCTGCGAGAAGGTATGCAGAATCACTCGGCAGAGAGCTTGAAAATTCAATAACTGCGCCGATAAAGCGTGCAGCTGAAAAGGTAAAGACTATTGACGTGCCTGTCAGCGTCAGAACTGAGGATATCGCTGGGAAGCTCCATGAGAAAATGGAGAACGCTAAAGAGGCGCTGAATATCCCAGTCGATGTAAAGGCTGAGAATGTCGCTCAGAAAGTCCATGATATCGCAGAGCAGGCGCAGACGGCTATAACTATTCCGGTTGATATCGAGCCGGAAAGCGCTTTCCGCGCAGTTGAGGAGAAGATGAGCAGCATTGCTGAGAGTATCCGGGAGAAGCTCGGAGCTGTCGACTTCTCGACTGCAAGTGCTGAGAGATTCACAGGTCAGCTTGAAGTTATGACTGAGAAGCTGGCTCTGATGCAGAAAACGTGGCAGGAACTCTCAGCAGCGGACCCTTTCAGTACGGCAGCAGACCGTGCAGGTAAACTCGAAAAGAAGATAGCCGACCTTGAGAACCGGCTTGCAAAGCTCTCGAAGGGCGGCAAGACCGCATTACCGGAGCCGCGTAAGGTCAAAACTCCAACAGCTACGGTCCCGAAAACTGATACAGGCAAAAGCAGCGTGCCTGCTGTAGACGTTGGTCCTGCTATTGGCGGAGGAATAAGCGGTATAGCCGGTATGATAGGTACCGCTGTTAGTGGAAATCCCGCTATCGGTTCGGCTGTCAGCTCTGTCGCGAGCACAATAACAGGTACTCTCTCAGGAGCTTTCAAAAAACTGAAAGGGCTGATAGACAAGGTCACTGGCAACGCCTCGGTGAAGCTGAAGAAGCTCATTGGCAATATCATAGACATCACCAAGCCGCTGAGAAAGCTCGGCGACACTCTGAAACGAGCATTCAAGAGCGTATTTCTTGCTGCCGGTGCTTACGCAGTATTCCGCGCACTGAAGGACGGACTGCTCGAAGCGGCAAATGCTGATGAGCGCTTTGTGAAGTCTCTGAATGAGGTCAAAGCAAATCTCGCAATAGCGTTTACACCGATAATTCAGCAAGTAATGCCTATGCTTGACAGTCTGATGGAAAAGCTTGCAGTGACTACCAAGCAGATAGCAGCATTCACAGCAAACCTGTTTGGCATGACCTACAAGCAGGCGGCAGACGCGACTAAGAAGATAAAGGACATCACCGCTGCGGCGAAGAAGGCAAAACTGACAGTCGCAGGGATAGACGAGCTGAACATCCTCTCTGACGGCAGTGACGATGATAAACAAGGCATCGACTACAGCAAGCTTGATATGTCTGAGCCTGAGCTCCCTGACTGGGCGGAACGGCTCAAAACCTCAATAAAAAACGGAGACTGGAACGGTGCAGGAAGAGCACTCGCGGCGAAAGTCAACGATGTTCTCGGCTCTGTGAACTGGGAAAAGGCTGAGCAGAAAGTCAAAGAAAAGGTCAGGAACCTTGCAGACCTGATAAACGGCTTCACGGACGAGCTTGACCCACGCGGGATAGGTAATGCTATCGCCGGAACTCTCAACACGATAACCGGAGCAGTAACAACTTTTGCCGACACGGTCAACTGGGGCAGGATAGGTCGTAAGCTCGCATCAGGGCTCAATACTGCTGTCCGTAAGATAAAGTGGCGTCAGCTTGGTAAGGCTCTTACATCGGGTATAAAGATACTCACTGACGTTCTTTACAATTTCTCTGAGGAGTTCGACTTCAAACAGTTAGGCAGCGGTCTGAGCAGAGCCATGAACGGAGCAGTTGCCAATGTTGACACTGCAAAGATAGGCAGGACCCTTTCAAATATAATCAAAGGCTCGATATCTGCTGCAACGGAGTTTCTAAAGGGGACCGACTTCAACAGGATAGGCGAGAAGATAGGAGATTTCCTTGAAAACCTCGACTTCGAGAATATTCTCAGAGGTGGAGCAGCACTTATCAGGAAGATATTCTCGTCCATGCTCGATATAGCAGACGGACTGCTTGATAATACAGACTGGGCGAGTATCGGATTATCCATAGGCAGAGGACTCGGCGGAGCTGAGAAGGAAGGCGTGCAGGAAGGTCTCTCGGGCGAAAACGGCATCTTTGACGGCTTCTGGGTAAAGCTCGTGCGAGTAATGCTCAAATGGTCAGCGGCAATGTCTGACCTCGCAGTCACTATCGGTGCAGGCATAGTATGGGGCATACTCGACGGTATTACCGGCGAACTCAAAAGTATCGGGAAATGGCTCGGCGACAATATCGTAACGCCGTTTATTGACGGTATCAGGGATAAATTCGGTATAAAGAACGGCAGCTCGTCCAAGACCAAGAACATAGGCAGCAGTCTGATGACCGGTATCAAGAACGGTGCTTCCGAAAAGCTTGAATCCGCGAAAAAGGTATTTACCGGACTTCGCGAGAGTATAGAGGCAATATTCACGGATATCGGCGACTGGTTCAAGGTGAAATTTGAATCAGCACGAGACAATGTAAAAAAACCGTTCAGCTCTATCGGGTTATGGTTTGCTGAAAAATGCAGTGAGATAAGAGCACCATTTCTGAATGTTGGTTCGTGGTTCGGAGAGCGGTTTCAGGCTGCACGTGATAATATCGAGCGTATATTCAAGGACGTAGGAGCGTATTTTGGCAAGCGCTGGGACGATATCAAAGAGCATTACAGCGCGGTGGGTTCATGGTTCAGAGACCGCTTCGAGGCTGCATATGACAATATCTGCAACGTGTGGAGTTATCTTCCTGACGTATTCGACCAGATATGGAGTGATATCAAGGATTCGGCTCTCGACAGCCTTAACGACATTCTCGGCGGACTTGATGAGTTCTGTGGGAAATTAGCTGATGTTCTGAGTTCAATGTCAGTCGCAGGCATTGGTGGAAACATCCTTCTGCCTAAGATATCGAAGATACCGCACCTTGCGACCGGTGGACTTGCCAAAGCTCCGACACTGGCAATGGTAGGCGATAACAGGAATGCACGCAGCGACCCCGAGGTCATTTCTCCGCTTTCAAAATTGCAGGGAATGATCGATTCCGGCAGCAATGCAGAAATCGTAGAACTGCTAAGACTGATAGTCGAACTGCTCAGAAACGGCATATCTGCGGAGCTTATAGGTTCGATGTTCGGCAGCGACTTCAAACGTACAGTGCTCCGGATAGTTGCCGAGGATAATACAAGGAGAGGATAGAATGAACGTAATACTGTCGATAAATGGAAAAGCTCCGGCAGTTCAGCCGCTGAGCGACGGCGGATACAGCGTTGTTACGTCTGACTTGCTTTCTTCGGGTTCAGGGCGGTCTGCTGAAACAGGAAGAACTATTCGTTACAAAGTAAGAGCGAATACATACAAGCTCTCCCTCAAATTCAAAGGACTGAAAGAGGAAGTAGCAAGTGTATATGCACAGATAAAGGCTTTCACTCTGACAGTCAGATTCTATGACCCGAGTGAGGGCGGATATGTAACGGCAGACTTCTATTCAGGTGACCCGACATTTGTTCCTGACCAGTATACTGCTGAGCTGTCTGTTAATCTGATCGAGATATGAGGTGATAGGGTGTATGAAGTAAGAAGCGAATTCAGGACGGCGATGCTGTCCGGAGATGTCCGCCACAGAATAAGAGGTGTTATCACTGACGTGACCGGCTCTGATATCTCCATTTGTGAAGAGATCGGCGAGAATGTCAGGATAGAGCAGCAATGCACCACAGATACAGACGTGTTTGCAGTGGGGCAGCTTTATACCGGCACGGTCGAGCTGACGCTGCTCGGAGCAGACGAGCTACAGCGTGAGACACTTCGCGGCGGAACGGTAACTCTTGAATTCGGACTTGAAGGACATGATGAATGGGTACCGCTTGGTATCTGGAACATCACCGACCCGCAGCGAGGTTCCGAGAACAGCATAATGATCAAGGGAGTGGATAACACGTCCAAGCTTGACGTGGAAATACCTGTATTTGTCGGACACGTCAAAATGACCGACCGTATACGCATGATAAAGAAACTCACAGGACTGGAATTTGCACAGACAGCAGAGGAACTATCGGCACTCGCAGGGGCAGATATAACGTCCAATGACGTATTTGGAACGAGTTATTGTCCGACGTGCAGGGCTGAGGTTTGCGCTATAGCTGAGTTTATAGGCGGTATTGCCTTCATCGACCGCGAAGGCAGGATAGCATTCCGGCGATTTGGTGACAATGCAGGCGAGTATGTGGTACCTGCGTCAAGGCGATTTCGCGCCGACCTGAGTGAGTACAGCTTCAAGGTTACGGCTGTAAGCTACAGTGAGGACGGCAAAACAGCCACAACTCCGGAAGCACCGGGAGAAGATGCGAATACGCGAGCCTGCCTGCCGCTGAATGGCCATCCATATGCACAATATATAAACGAATCCGATATAGCAGATACTCTCATGAGGGTACGCGATAATCTTGCGAGTGCCGGAGTATGGGTACCGGGAAGCTTTGATTATGCCGGAGACCCCACTATCGACCTCGGAGACCGTCTGTATCTGACCGGAGGAGTGACCGGTGCCGCGCAGTCAGCATTCCTCGTCACAGCGCAGACATGGCAGTTTCGCGGACCGCAAACCCTCATATCAGCCGGAGCAGGCGAATCCGCAGGAAGTTACAACAGCGGAGGCGGAAGTGCCGGAGGCGGCGGAAGCTCGACAACAGTTATTCAGTCCCAGACAAAGCTAATAGAGCTTGATAGCTTTCCTCAGGAGCTGAGTACTAAGCTTGCAGTGATAGCGGACGGAGTTTTTGCCTGCCGTAAAAAAACTGTAGCAGCCTTTTCTGCAATGGTAAATGCGGTCGGAACAACGGATTCAGAGCTTGCTGTGCATCTGCTTGTCGATGATGTTATGCAGACAGCTTATGCGGAGGAAACTATTTCTTATGGTGAAAAACGCACTGTCTGCCTTTCGGCAGCTGTGACGATTGAAGGCGGAAGTCATACGGTATCTGTGGAAGCTCGCGGCGGAGCGCTCATTGAACGCATAGTCGCCTCGGTATACGGCGCAATTGATGAGTATTGCGGAGAGCCTACATTTGATAGTGACTACTTGTATCACGATGATACTGTTGACAAGTATATCGGAAGTTCGATTGTTCCTGCAATACCGGAAAAGCTTGGTGAAAATGATGTAAAGGTCATTGGAGGAGGCTCGTTTGAAGAATCTGAAATTACGTATGCATACGTCCCGGACGGTGCAGAAACAATTGAGTAGGAGGCGATAAAATGGCAACTGTAAGCGTAGCTACATGGGCAGAATTAACAAATGCTATTAATGGTGCAACAGAAGATACAACAGTCGAGCTGACGAGCGACATAAATATGAACGATGAGTTGCCGACAGGAGTGACAACTGGGGTCGGAGGTTCATCATATAAGTTTATTATCAATGGAAACGGTCACAAAATTAAAAATCTTTATGCTAATTCCATTAATGGCGTTTTACATGGTAGAACTGGCTATATTATGGAAATAAATAATCTTGATTTTGAAAATGCCTATTTAACAAACTCCACAAAATTGGGCTATTCTGTTGAATGGCGTAATTGTTCGTTCTCAGCCAGACTTGAAAATTCGGAAATTGCACAAGGCACCTTTTATTACTGCGGTCTTGCTGTAAACGGATTTGGTAAGTCGTATTTAGGGTATAGTGGGAATGCAAAATTTTATTTTTGTAATATAGAAGTGAACGGAGAATTTGCAAATATTTCGGGTACATACAACGACACATATATAAAAGGTGATTGTACGGCGGGACGAAGCGCAATATATGGACGTTTAGTAATAATAAATGCTACCATTAGCTTTACTGGCGATGTCGGTTCTTATGGCACCACAAGGCTTATATTGTATAACTCTGATACTATAACAGTACCTTCCGACAAAACCATATCTACGTTCTTAACACCCTGCACAACTGCGGAGTTAATGTCTGACAGCGCATTGCGTGCGAAGTCGTTTCCGATTTGGTAGGAGGTGAGAACATATGCTTACAGGATATATATCCTGTACCTCTTGGAATCAGGGGTACTATGATATCAATACAGGAGAATATGTAGTATCTGCAATAGCTGTATATTCCGATAAATTGCCTATAACAAATGCTATGCAGATACTTACTTTTTCAAGTATCGTTCCTGCAAAAAAATACGTTCCACCTGTCGAAGAAGGTCAAGCCGGAAGCTTTGAAGATGTAGAACTTCACAGGTCAGTAGACGTATATTTTTTCGATGCAGAAGATAATTGTATACTGCACATTAGCATAGGTTCAACGTCAGGTACAACCGTTACCAGAGACTTGACTAATTATCCAAATGCTACAAAGTGTATAATTCAAATTATGGGCGGTAGTGGGTACAGATATTATGTCAATCCGGAAGATTGTACAACACGTACTGACCGCACGGAATGCTCGATAAATATGAGTTACACATACACCGACTGGGTGATGACTGCCGATGGCGGTCGTGCAAGAGATGCGGCTGATATCGAGATACCGGAGTATCAATCGCCTCCGCCACTTGCTGCATGGCGAATAGAGCAGGGGTACAACGGAGGCTTCCCGTTCAGTAGGCTGATACCGCATATACCGCGCTCAGCCGGAGCTTTTCAGCAGGCACAACTGCTTTCAAGAGTGCGTATTCCAAAAAGCGTTAAAAGGATAGGCACTGATGCATTTTCCGGAACAGCTCTGACGCACGTTAAAATAGCTGCTGACTGTACATACACAGAGGGAACGAGTTTTCCAGAAGGTTGTATTGTTTCACATTACGACGATGACCGCTATGCACAGCTCTATGATTGCGACGGAAAGGCAGTTCTCGACTGCAATGCAGCGCGAATTTACGTATTAAAGGAGAAATTAAGCAATGGCTGATGAACTTAACCGTATGACAGATTTTACGGCACAGGATATAGTCGACAACATCAATGAAGTACGAATAGCTCGCGGAACGTATGATTCGCTCGCAGAACGGCTTGCGGCGATCGAAGCACGCTTGCCTTCCACAGAAACGGAGGAAACATAATGCAGTACATAATAATGCTCACGATAGTCCTCGGACTGGCAATAGTCGATTTCCTGTTCGGATTCTTTAAAGCTTGTGTGACTAAATCCGTAAGCAGCAGCAAAATGCGACGCGGAGGCATCAGCAAACTATGCGAAATAATCATAATGGCTACAACTTGCGGACTGGAGATTGCTATACAGGCTCTTGGT